TCCTTCATTTCTCGACGTTTTGGCCTAATATTACTATGTAGTGTCATGAAATCACGAAGATATTTATTCATCAGTTCTGTATCTGAAATTGAACTATGGAATTTTATTGATGCAAAAATATTTAAAGAGGGAACAAACCAATAATAAGCGGGCTCACCCCATATAACATTTTCACCATCTAACTCTTCATCAGCACTGTACAAACGATCATCACTTAAGGCAGAGTCAGAGCGAATACCATAAACTCCATTCCCATTTCCAATTGCTCGCCATAAAATTACAACATAATCGCCTGTGCTCTCGTTACGCTCAATTCCCTTCAAGTAAACTTTTTTCCTTGAAGAATACCCGGGAGTATTGTCATCCCAAAGTAATGTATCTGCCAATGAAGTCCTACTTGAGAACCAAGTATGTAAGGACTCCAGCATATCGGCCATCATCAACGGCTCATAATATGAATCACCTCTCTTATGGAATCCTAATTGTTTATATTTGAAAAAAGTGACCAGTCCTTCGCTCATTTGCGCACCATTAGTTGAAGTTGAATGCTTCGATTTTAGAGAAAATCTAACCAGAAGAAGATGTGTGATGAACATTTAATCATGTCCTTAAATTAATGCAACCTTCGTGCGCAGTGCTTTCCCCGCCTCGCCCGCCCGCTTTGCAGGGCGGTTTTAATGCAGTTGCACAGACACGCTCAGACCGCGCCGGGAATGGCGCGGTTTGCAGAAAATGAGGCAGGGAAACGCATGCAAAGCCATGCACCTTATCGATGCATGGCTTTTTTCAGTAAAATCGGACGGATTTTCGGGGAGTTTTACACAGACTGATGTGATGCCAGTTGCGCACTTTTACGCGAAAAAATCATGTTCTGCGCAGGGGTGAATTTTTCACGGCTGTCATCCACCGAAGCCGCGTCAGGCCTGAATCCGATGGTCGTTAAAATGTCGCTATCCTGTGCGGAATAATTAATTTTTTCCCCCTTCGCAAGCCAGGACAGAAGGGCTTCACGCAGGGCATCTGTGGCACGCTGTATGGCACAGTTTCGGGCAATGTCCGTCAGTTCACTGTAGCCCATCAACTCCGGTGCCAGTGCGGCCGCCATTACTGTGCCGTGCTGCTGCATAAAATCATTCAGCCGGTCGCGGATGCTGATGTGCTGAACGGCTTCATGCGAACGAATATAACGACCGGCGGCCTGATTCACCTGCCATTTTCTGACTTCGATAATATTGCGTAATTCGTCCAGGCGACTGACGTTTCTGCCTTCTCCTGACAGAAGCCGCAGGTATTCCTGTTCGGCCGCTGCCAGCTCATTTTTGCGTTGCAGCCATGCTGCTTTGTTATTCTGACAGGTGTCAAAGGCCTGCTGTAAGGCTGTGCTTTCCATCGTTATCTCTTTCTCATCATGCTGAAGAATAAAAATACGGTGTGCGGCGACGGCCGGTGTTAACCGGCAGCCCTCATTCCAGACGCAGCGAATATGATTGTGTTTTTAAGCGTACTGGCGGCAGTTCCTGTTTTTCATACAGGCGTTCTGCCAGTTCGTCCGGCGTGACCGGGCGGACAATGAAACGGTTGATGGTCTGAAGCGTTTTAAACACCAGACCACAGCCCGGATCCGTGCACACATAAAAACGCTCGGTGACTTCCTGAGACAGACGCCGCGATGTTCTTGACAGTGCAAGGCCTTTACATCTCCGACAACAATATCCGGTAACAAGCATTCTTTTCGGGCGTTTCATACTGCCGGAGGCTGACGTCAGTGAATCGCGGTATCTCTGTTTGCCTGAAATGTATTCCATTCCTGAATCTTTACTGTCAGAGAAAAAGCTTTCACTCGCTTCAAATGTCGCAGAGCAATAAATATTCCGGCACTGTGCAATCATTATCTTGGTGCCATCGTCCATGAAATGTGCGCGACGGGTGTGAGCAACATGTCCACACGACGGGCAGTAAATCATGACAGCAGCCCTCTGGCCTTAAGCTCTGCTCCCTGCTGGTCTATTTTGTCCTGCCACACCTTGCGCTGTGCCGGTGTGCCTGCCACCTCATAATCCATGTGCGGAAGTGTTGCCGCTGACAGTCCGGTCAGCCGGAGAACCGGCTCGCCGGTGAGGCTGATTTGCATCTGTTTAATTTTCTGTTCCAGCGATGATTTCACCTGCTGCATGACAGCCTTTTCCGGTGCGACGTAGCCCTGATGGCCGGTGGTGTTGGCGAGCGGATTTTCCTGTACCAGGATACTCAGATGCATTGCCCGGACAAGCGCCTCACAGGTTTCATTCAGGGCGTGTTCCAGCTCATGCTCTGCATACAGACTCAGAAGGTGATGATGTGCCTTCCGGTAGGCGGTGGCCGTACTGTCACACGCCCCTTTCAGGCGTTCACGTTCGAAATTCAGCACCACGGCCAGATTGTCATATTCCTGTACCAGCTCCCTGCGTGCCACGCGCTCAATGTGGCGCTGTTTCAGCTCGTCGCTCAGGACACCACCGGCTGCACGAAAGGCCGTGCGCCAGTCGTCAGCGTCGTTTCCGTCGGCCTGCGCCAGCGCATTTTTTTCCTGCTCTGCCCGTTCAATGGCCGTGACGGTCTCATCCATCAGGCGGGCGTTCTCAAGATGGGCGGCTCTGGCCTTTTCCAGTTGTGCCAGCGCGGGTTGCAGATATTCAGGGATGGTGTTGTCAGACATTTTCCGGCTCCTCGTCACTTCAGGTTAAGAAAATTGTGACGTACACCGGACAACAACACGACGCATTGCAGATGTGCCAGCCCTGACACAGGAGACTCATCCTCAGACCGGCAAGCCAGGAAAAGGTCGCAGGAAAAACCGGCTTACTGTTTGTTTTTTTATATTTTACTGTTCACCTCTGTTCACCTTAAGAAAAAAGATAAGTAATACAGTAAGTTAAAGGTTGAACAATAGCAGTAATGACTGTTCACCGTCTGTTCACCACTGTTCACCCGTTGATGGACTTTTTGTGCTGTTTATTACTTTTTATTTTTATTAATTCACTGAAATAAATAAGAAAAAACAATTTGTATTTCACTATAAAAAATTCCAGGTCCTTCAGAACCCTTTGAGACCCTTCCAGTCCGGATGGATAAAAAACACACAGCCATTGTAAGGTTGCCGGAACAAATTCCCCCTGTTGCGTCTGCTGAAAATATTCACAAAATAAAGCGCTACCCGAAGCCGGACGGACTTATCCGGTGCTGTATGGACATTAACGAGGTAGCCCGATGCAAGCTGTTTTTTCTTCCCCGTCTCCCGCCCCTGTTACGCCACTGATGCCGCTGCCGGACATCACGCAGGAGCGTTTTTTACGTCTGCCGGAAGTGATGCACCTGTGCGGCCTGTCACGCTCGACCATCTATGAACTCATCCGTAAGGGGGAATTTCCGCCGCAGGTGAGTCTTGGCGGTAAAAATGTGGCCTGGCTGCACTCTGAAGTCACCGCATGGATGGCCGGGCGCATTGCCGGACGCAAACGGGGGTACGACGCATGATGATGCCCGCTCTGCAAAAACTCCCTTTTTCTGGCTTGCCTTTTTCCGGCATTTGCGGATATAGTTTTTCCGCTGCCGCAAAATCGGCAGCCGGGCGTGAGAACCCGAGCAATTCACAGGCGACATATGACGCGCCACGCGTCTTTTTTTGTGTCGCAATCAATGCCACAGAGCGCCAGATTATGGTGTGGTGTGTGGTCAGTCGTGCAGATGGCATTCCGTGCATCCTGCCCGCGTCCGCTCATTATGCCGCAGAGTCAATGGTAGCTCAGGCGGGGCAGCCTCCGGGCTGGCCGGTATCCTGTGAAGCCGGTATTCTCACCCCCGTCTGGGCTATCGCCATCGAGCGTGAGAACTCCGGCGATAGCGTTATTTGCTATTCACAGGAGGCTGCCATCATGGCTACAACCCTTACCCCTTCACACCCTGAATTTGTCTTTGTGTTTGCGGCTGTCCGTCGCGCAGACCGTCATCCCCGTATCTGCATGCTTCGCACCGTCGCCGGTGATGAACGCAGCGCCCGCCGTTCCCTTGTCCGTGACTATGTGCTCTCCCTTGCTGCCCGTCTGCCGGTGGTGGAGGTGTCCCGTGCGTAATAAAAAAGCCCCTCAGACCGTCTCAGCACGTCATGACGCCCGTGAACACCTCAGCATTGAGGCTTACCATAAGCTCAACCGCGCCAGCGCCGTATCCCGGTTTGTTGGGGGTGATTTGATTCACCGTGAACTCTCCGGCCTGCATCAGCTCTACATTCCGCATATTTTCAGCTACCTGAATGAAGATATTGATTTTGTGCTGAATGAGCTGAAAGCCAAAGGCCTGTGCCGCGATTTTCTCGCCCAGCAGAAAGACCGGGGAGACAGGACGCATGTTTGATTTTCCCCAGCCCGGTGAGATTTACCGTTCTGCCGGTTTTCCCGATGTGGCCGTGGTCGGCATTCTGGAAGACGGTATTCCGTGGGAAATGCCGTCCCGCTGCCCGGACATTGTCTGGAACCCGTACCGCCGTAAATTCAGTATCCTTGTGCGTATCCTCGCTGACGGGCGCACCACAGACATCCCGCTGGGGCGTTTTCTGCGGGAATTTACCTGTGACCGTCCTGACCTGTTTAAACGCAGCCCCGTAAACCGGCATGCGGTACTGAAAGAAATGGCCGGAGACCCGGAATTACAGAAATGGCGGGAGAAATATCTGGATATTTACCCGCAGGACACTGTTCCGGCCAGCCGGGCGGCACCGGTGGCGCGGGAATGGCGGGAAATTCCCCGCACGGAGCCTGACCCAGAAATCACCCCGGATAACAGTTACCGCAATTATCTGTAATTAAAAAACGACACCCGAAAAATTAAATGTGCGTATTCGCGCAGGGATACGCACGTCTTCAGGAGACGCAGATATGCCTTATCAGTTAATGCAACCGGCACGGAATGCAGTCATCTGTCACAGGGAGGAAAGCAAATGAAACCCCCCTTACCGCCCGTCTTACGCGCAGCCCTTTACCGTCGTGCTGTCGCCTGTGCCTGGCTGACCGTGTGCGAACGTCAGCATCGCTACCCGCATCTCACCCTTGAGTCACTGGAGGCGGCCATCGCCGCTGAGCTGGAGGGCTTTTATCTGCGCCAGCACGGTGAGGAAAAAGGGCGTCAGATAGCCTGTGCCCTGCTGGAAGATTTAATGGAATCCGGCCCCCTGAAGGCCGCGCCGTCGCTGTCCTTTCTCGGGCTGGTTGTGATGGATGAACTCTGTGCCCGTCACATAAAAGCGCCGGTACTGCACTGAAGGAGAACAACACCATGAAAATGAACGTAACCGCCACCGTCAGCCATGCGCTCGGCCACTGGCCGCGTATTCTCCCGGCGCTGGGGATTCAGGTGCTGAAAAACCGTCATCAGCCCTGTCCGGTCTGTGGCGGGAGTGACCGCTTCCGTTTTGATGACAGGGAGGGGCGCGGCACCTGGTACTGCAATCAGTGTGGTGCCGGTGACGGCCTGAAACTGGTTGAAAAGGTGTTTGGTGTTTCCCCGTCCGACGCGGCCGCAAAGGTGGCTGCCGTGACCGGCAGCCTGCCCCCGGCTGACCCGGCAGTGACGGCCGCCGCCGGCGCTGAAACAGACGCTGCCCGGAAGAACGCCGCCGCACTGGCACAAACCCTGATGGCAAAAACCCGTCCCGGAACCGGTAACGCCTACCTGACCCGCAAGGGCTTTCCCGGCCGGGAATGCCGGATGCTGACCGGCACACACAGAGCCGGTGGCGTGAGCTGGTGCGCCGGTGACCTTGTGGTGCCACTGTATGACGACAGCGGCGAACTGGTTAACCTTCAGTTAATCAGTGCTGACGGCCGTAAGCGCACCCTGAAAGGCGGACAGGTCAGGGGCACCTGTCACACCCTTGAAGGACAGAATCAGGCCGGAAAACGTCTGTGGATAGCGGAGGGATACGCGACCGCACTTACCGTGCATCACCTGACCGGTGAAACGGTGATGGTGGCGCTTTCTTCCGTGAACCTCCTTTCTCTGGCCAGCCTTGCCCGGCAGAAGCATCCGGCCTGTCAGATTGTCCTTGCTGCTGACCGTGACCTCAGCGGTGACGGCCAGAAAAAAGCCGCCGCAGCCGCAGATGCGTGTGAAGGTGTTGTTGCCCTGCCGCCGGTCTTCGGTGACTGGAATGATGCCTTCACGCAGTACGGCGGGGGGGCCACCCGTAAGGCCATTTATGATGCCATCCGGCCACCGGCTGAAAGCCCGTTCGACACCATGAGCGAAGCGGAGTTTTCCGCCATGAGTACCAGCGAAAAGGCCATGCGTATCTATGAGCATTACGGCGAGGCGCTCGCGGTCGATGCCAACGGCCAGCTTCTGTCCCGCTATGAAAATGGTGTCTGGAAGGTGCTGCCGCCACAGGACTTTGCCCGGGATGTGGCCGGGCTGTTTCAGCGTCTGCGCGCGCCGTTCTCCTCCGGGAAGGTGGCCTCCGTGGTGGACACCCTGAAGCTGATTATTCCGCAGCAGGAAGCCCCCTCCCGCCGCCTGATTGGCTTTCGTAACGGCGTGCTCGACACGCAGAACGGCACGTTCCACCCGCACAGTCCGTCACACTGGATGCGCACCCTGTGCGATGTGGATTTCACCCCGCCGGTGGACGGTGAAACGCTGGAGACCCACGCCCCCGCGTTCTGGCGCTGGCTTGACCGTGCCGCCGGTGGCCGTGCGGAAAAACGCGACGTGATTCTGGCCGCACTGTTTATGGTGCTGGCAAACCGCTACGACTGGCAGCTCTTTCTGGAGGTGACCGGTCCCGGCGGCAGCGGCAAAAGTATCATGGCCGAAATAGCCACCCTGCTGGCCGGTGAGGATAACGCCACGTCGGCCACCATTGAGACGCTGGAATCCCCGCGTGAACGTGCCGCGTTAACTGGCTTCTCACTGATACGCCTGCCGGACCAGGAAAAATGGAGCGGCGACGGAGCCGGACTCAAGGCCATCACCGGCGGCGATGCGGTGTCCGTTGACCCGAAATACCGGGATGCGTACTCCACGCACATCCCGGCGGTGATTCTGGCCGTGAACAATAACCCGATGCGCTTCACCGACCGCAGCGGCGGCGTGTCACGCCGGCGGGTGATTATTCACTTCCCGGAACAGATAGCCCCGCAGGAGCGCGACCCGCAGCTTAAGGACAAAATCACCCGCGAGCTGGCGGTCATCGTGCGTCACCTGATGCAGAAGTTCAGCGACCCGATGCTCGCCCGGTCACTGCTTCAGTCCCAGCAGAACTCAGACGAGGCACTGAACATCAAACGGGATGCCGACCCGACGTTTGATTTTATCGGCTATCTGGAAACCCTGCCGCAGACCAGCGGCATGTATATGGGGAACGCCAGTATCATCCCGCGTAATTACCGTAAATACCTCTATCACGCCTATCTGGCCTACATGGAGGCAAACGGCTACCGGAATGTACTCAGTCTGAAAATGTTCGGGCTGGGGCTGCCGGTGATGCTGAAGGAATACGGACTGAATTACGAGAAGCGCCATACCAAACAGGGGATACAGACCAACCTGACGCTGAAAGAGGAAAGCTACGGCGACTGGCTGCCAAAATGTGACGCCCCTGCAATAGCCTGACCCACCTGACCGGCATCTGCCGGTCTTTTTTTTATCCCGACATCCCCCGAAGGTGAACAATCCACTGTTCACCCTTCACCGTATATTCACCCGTTATCACACTGAAATTAAAAGAGAAAAACGAAAGGTGAACAGTGTGAACAATCAAATCAAAAAAAACTTTTTTTCTTCCTGTGTGATTTTCAGTGCGGAGGATTAATCACCGGTATGAGTCACACCGGCAGAATGCCGGAGGTGAAGAATCGAATGTTCACCCTTCACCCATTATTCACCACCTATCCAACTGAAATAAAAGGAGAAAACAGAAAGGTGAACAGTGTGAACAGTTCTTCCGAAAAAAAATTTTTTTCCTGAGTTAACGTGCGTGAAGATGCGTGTAAAAATTAATCGATAGATATTATATGTATAAGGATGTGTATAAATGAATTAGAATAGAAAAATATAAACGATTTAAATCAAATGGTTATATGTCAATTTTGACTCCTGTGATCTTCCGCCAATTAACATCTTCTGAACTCTCCCGATGTCAACCACCCTTTCTAATCCCTTGTATATCAGGATTCCTTTGTATCCAGAAGTCAACCGACTTCACCCCGTATCAAGTTGCTTTTGGGGGTACTTTAGGGGGTATTATTTCCTATTGAAATATCAGCACCCCCATAATTGGTAAAATATGATATATAACAACGGCTTTCAACAACATCTTTGTTATACAAGGGGTGCATTGGGGGTATCAGGTTAATTACTGGCAGAAGTCCCCCTCAGGAACATGAATTCATTAAAAGCCGGAGGATGTCATGGCATTAACCGATATTAAAGTGAAAACCGCAAAACCAAAAGAAAAGCCCTATAAACTTGCTGATGGCGGCGGTATGTATCTACTGATTAACACTAATGGTTCTAAATACTGGCGTATGAAGTACCGCTTTGCTGGTAAAGAAAAGATGCTTTCTATTGGCGTATACCCCGATGTAACGCTAGCCGACGCTCGTGAAAAACGCAGCGAAGCCAGAAAAATCCTCGCTGCTGGAGGCAATCCAGGGGTGGCAAAAAAAGAAGAAAAAATCGCGCAACAAATGAGTTTGAAAAATACGTTCGAGGCCATTGCTCGCGAATGGCATCAGTCAAAAGCCGATCGGTGGTCATTACGCTATCGTGATGAAATCATTGATACCTTTGAAAAAGACATTTTTCCCTACATTGGCAAACGCCCTATCGCCGAAATCAAACCAATGGAGTTACTGGAAGCACTGCGTAAAATGGAAAAACGTGGAGCTCTGGAGAAAATGCGCAAAGTCCGCCAGCGCTGTGGTGAAGTGTTCCGCTATGCAATTGTTACTGGTCGGGCAGACTACAACCCTGCTCCCGATCTTGCCTGTGCTTTAGCTACACCGAAAAAAGTACATTTTCCCTTTCTTACTGCTAATGAACTTCCCCACTTCCTCAACGATCTGGCGGGTTATACCGGAAGTATCATCACTAAGACAGCTACTCAGATCATTATGTTAACTGGTGTACGAACACAAGAATTACGTTTCGCACGCTGGGAGGATATCGATTTTGAGACAAAATTATGGGAGATTCCGGCAGAAGGTAATGAAGATGAAGCGACCTCATATTGTGCCGCTCTCTGAGCAGGTCATTGCCCTATTTAAGCAACTTGAACCCATCACAAAACATCATCCTCTGGTCTTTATCGGTAGGAACGATCCTCGCAAGCCAATTAGTAAGGAAAGCATTAACCAAGTCATTGAATTACTGGGATATAAGGGAAGACTCACAGGGCACGGTTTCAGACACACCATGAGTACCATTCTGCACGAACAGGGCTTTAATTCCGCCTGGATTGAAATGCAGTTAGCTCATGTGGATAAAAACGCCATCAGGGGTACCTATAATCATGCCCAGTATCTCGATGGTCGCCGTGAAATGATGCAGTGGTACGCAGATTATATTGATTCGCTTTATAAGCAAGAGAGTCAGGGTTAAGAGCACTTGTCCTGATATTTTCTCTCAATCCACAAATTCTCCTCCGGCCTCCAGGTCCGGAGGAATTTTGTTTT